GCGGCGACGCCGCACGTATCTACTGACTTTTTTGCGCGGGGTTAATTTTTATGACACGGCACCAACACGGAAGTTCATGCGGGTAATGACGTTATGCAAACCACATCTGATGATGGCACTGGCAATGTCATAAAAAGGTCCGGGCGACCAACGGCGCCGCGCGAGGTCTATTGCCAGTCAATTGCTCAACTCGCGTGGATGTTCGGCGTAAACGATCGGACGTTGGCCCGGTGGGTTGCTGCTGGCGCCCCAACCAAGGGGGGCAATGGCTACGACACGCGGGCATGGATTGCGTGGTGGCACGATTATGTCTCCCGTCCTGCCGGTGCGGCGGTCGCAGCCGAGTCTGGCGAAATAGATGTTGGGCTATTCGAGGCACGGAAAAAGAAAGCTGACGCCGAATATGCCGAGGCGAAGGTTGCGAAAATCAACGGCTTGACGATCGACCGGGCTGAAGCCGACGCCGAAAAATTGCGGCTCGCCCAGCGACTGGTCGGAATTCTCGCGAGGCAGCCGGCAGAATTGTGCTCTCGGCTGGCGGGCCGATCGGCGGGAGAGGTCAAGCGGATCATGACGGAGTGGTGCGACAGGGAGAGGCGGGAGTGGGCAGCCGATGTGCGAAGAGCTGGCAAACGTAATCGAGCCAAAGACTCCGCAGCGAATCCTGGCGTGGGCGACTGAGAATCTGTACGTTCACGAAGGTCCGCTCGTTGGCCGGGACCGTTCGCCCGTGCGATGGTCGCCGGACTCGTTCCCGTTGCAGCGGACGTGGTGTGACTCCCTGGACGATTCGCGATGGGCTCGAATTGTCATGATGGCCGTACCGCAGTGTTCTGGGAAAACCACCTCTGTTGTGCTGTCGGCCATTGAGCACGCGATCCATCACCGGCAAATAAACCCGATGTACATTGCGGCGAATGCGGACTTGGCGAACACGGTATGGCAACAGAAGATCCGCAGATCCTTAGAAGCGAACCAAAAACTGAAGTCACTCATTTTTGTCAACGACGATGAGGGCGGCAATCGGCTCCAGCGGAATTTCACAAACGGCACCTGCCTCTATGTGGCCGGAAGCGAATCGGTCGGCAACCTTTCGGCCAAGACAAGCCCCGTTGTGATTTTTGACGACGTGCAGGCAAGTGGAACAATCCCCGGATTCGGGCATCCGGCCGACTACGCCGCGACACGCACGGGTGCCTATCCGCTCGATGAGGTGACGCTGGCGTACCTGGGGACCGCTGGCCGATTCGAGGATTGGCTGTATGTGGCCCTGTCTGCCAGTGCCTACTATCTGCCGTTCGTGCCCTGTCTGGCGTGCGGCACGTATCAGTTGGTCGAGTTTTCCAGGTTTCAGTTTTCGCATGACTCAGTAGAATCGGCAAAGGTCGACACTTGGATGAGTTGCGCAAACCCGGAATGCTCACACCATATCACGTTCACCGAGCTTCCCGAGATGTTGTCGCGGCACGTCTGGGTAAGCACCCCGTCGGGCGTCGATTGGGTAATGGAGCCAATGCCGGGCGGTACGCGGGTAGACCTGAAGACGGCGGACATTTACCCAGAGACGGCCCGAAACACCAATGTCGCGGGCTTCTGGTCGAATGCGTTCTATTGGCCCTTCGGTCGTACTTGGGGCGAATGGGCCGTCGAGTGGATTACCAGGCAATCCGAAAACGACGCGACGGAGAAAATGAAAGACTGGGGCCAGAACGTCGAAGGTAGGCCGTACAAAGAGCCCGAGATTGACGAGGAGAAATTGCAGGAGGCAGAAATCGGAACGCATTGTGAGGGCACTGGCTATGCCGCCAAAACCATACCGGCGGCGGCCGATCTTGTGTTCGTCACGGTGGACACGCAATCGGGGTACATATACTGGCTCGTGCGGGCATGGCAGCGGGCGACCGGATCGAGCTGGCTTGTGGACATGGGCACGTTTGGTAAGCGGATCATGGGCAAGTCCGATCTTGCGATTGGCGAGCGCAGAAGAACACTCATTAGCGGAGCACTGAGTGAGTGCGATGCCATGTGTCGCCGTGGCTGGGATGTCGTATCTGCCGATGGCTCCGTGGTGGGGCATCGCGAGATAGATATTGGCGCGATAGACAGAGGCTTCGAGCCGGACATTGTTGCGTTTTGGTGGCAGAACAGTCACCGCACGAAATGGCTGTTAATCAAGGGGCTTCCGGCCGGATCGAAGGGCAGCATGTGGCCGGCGAAGCCCGCGATCGATAAACGCGGTCGACCGTACCGAGACGTAGACGTGAATCAAGCGAAGCACTTGCTCCGGTCGCTGTTGCGAATCCCGTACGGCGAGAATGGATTCCAGGCGTTGCCCTCGACTGGTCTTCACGCGAACACTATGCGGGCCTACGCTCGCCACATGACGAGCGAACGGTTCGACCGCACGGCGAAGAACCCGAAATTTGAGACGATCAAGCCGGGTACGCGGAATCACTTATGGGATTGCGAGACATACGGCGTATGTCTTGCGGTGGCGTGCGGCGTGCGTATGCCGTCGCTCGAAGGCTCGCCGAACCCGGCGACTACGAATAGTTATCCCGTTCGCGAGAGCAGCGGGAATAGTGAACGAAAAGGATCATGGAAGATCGGAAGGTAACAAATGTCAAAGCACAAACAGGAACGAATCCAGTGTCAACAACCGCCGATAGTGGTCCAGGAGGTTCCGCCGCTTGACGGATGGGGCGAAGATTTCGAGTCAGCAAAGATCGTCAAGCTTCCGGTTGGGGCCAGTATCGTTGACACGGACCCATTGCGTGCCGAGCAACAACGTCTCGCCGATGCGATGCGTAGGCGTGGTCAGTTGGTCGCAGACCTGGAGGCAGCCAATAAGGACGCTGAAGACTCGCGTACGCGAATAGCCGAGTTGCAGCAGAAGACCAAGCCAGATGTGAGGCACTGGCCCAAAGACAAGCCATTGCCGACGTACTGGGTCAAGCGTTCGTCGCCGTGTCCGAAGTGTATGCGGTTGCTGACCGACGAAGGCGGGCAAGCGGCTGTCGTCACGAGCAGCGGCGACACCGTCGTATTTTTCCGCTGCAAGTGCTGCGGGCATCGTTGGCAGTTGCCGGTGAAGGGAGCGTAATATGGGAGTCAGACAAGCAGTACCATACGACCCAGTAAAACACGGTCCACCTCCGCCACCTCCGCCACCTCCACCTCCGCCGCCGCGACCCGCAAGGGGTACCGTGAACGTTGCGGCAGCATCCGAAGTAGTCGGGTTGGGTCGCGAGTACCACATGGCTCGGGTACTCGTCGAATCAGAGATGGCGATACTGTCCCATCTGGTGGATGCGTGGAATATCTGGACAAGTCTACCTGATCGGCATCCCGACGAACTGAACGAGGTTAGACTATCGATTCATCGGCTTCAAGACATTCTCGCAAGTCGGGCAGTATGGAGAATGACGAGTACGAAGTGATGCCACACGACTACGCACCGGACTATGAGGCGTTTTGGGTGTTCGCCATCGAACAGTGTGCGGCCCAGATAGGAGTCTCGGCTGAAGATCTGAATGCGGAGGTCATTGAGCAGATCGAGATTCACACGAATAATATAAGGAAAACGGTGGTTCTGTACCATCAGCAAGTGTTTGATGTTCGCAATTAACCGCCCCGGACGGGACACGGGAGGACGTAATTCTATGTTCGGATTATCATCGGCCAGTGACACGCCTACGGAATGGCGTAAGGTGCTATGTAAGTCCGGCGACTGCCCGCATTGCGGGGCACCAGTATATGTGACCGAGGAACGGGCGGGGATATGCACTCGCCTACTTGTTCCCGTGGTCGTCACCTACTCGTGCGACTGCAAGAGCAAGATGGTACGTGGGCCTGACGAATTCATGTATTATCCCGGCATGCCCAGTCCGGGAGTTCCTCCCCTGGAAGTCAATCACTTCACGGCCACGCCCTGACGGGGACGTTTTCCCTACCCCATCTTCCCATCGCTACAGGTCTGTAGTAATCGCTACAGGTCTGTAGCGTTTTTTGTTGCACCTCTCCCCGCCTGTGCCACAATTCAGACAGTGGCCACGCAAGCGATAACACTGACCGCGTTCAAGTTGCTGTTGGCTGATGCCGCCGACGCCATCGCTGCCGGTAATTGGGCACTGGCCACGGGAAAGTATGCCCAGGCCGTCGCCGTGAACTGTGCCCTCGTAGTCGAGGTGGAATCGGCCGGCGAGCGAATCCAGCGGAAAGAGTCGCTTGCGGAATTGAAGACGGCGATTGATGCGGCCCGCTCGTCGTCCGGCCTGGATGCGGGCGAGTCTCACATCATCACCACGCGAACGAGGCACAACTATTGATCTGCGATGCCAAGACATCCGTGGACATCAATGAACCGGGATGGAGTCCGGAGACGGAATACGAGTGGGTCAATCAGCACACTCGAATTCCGTGGGAGCAACTGAAGACACTCCCCTGGCGTAAGCCACGCAAGTGTGAAATAGAAGACAGGGGAATAGATTGAAGCTTCGCGAAACGCTCAATTTCGGCCTTGAATCGGCGATCAAGCTGATTAACCCCAAGCGGGCATTTGAGCGTGCGCACTGGCGCCGCATGCGGGAAGATGTTGAGTACCGCGACGGAGTCTTTGCGTTGCTGCGTGCGCAGGGCTACCGGGCCGCGAAGTCCGGCGGCAACACGACTCCGTTCTGCGGTGGCACATCATCTGCCGATGCCGAGTTACTGGGCGATTTGCCCACACTCCGCAATCGTTCTCGAGAGTTGAATCAAGACGATCCGATCGGCTCGGGGCTTACCGGGACGTTCGTCCGCAACATCGTAGGTAAGGGGATTCGTCCCAGATCGCGAACCGGCGACAAGACCAAGGACACGAACCTTGAAGCCATTTGGGCCGAACGCCGGAACATGCTGGCCCTTGCCGACAATGTCGGCTGTGCCGAGCTTCAGCAGATGTGGGTCCGGGCATTTCTCCAGGACGGCGAGACGTTGCCGAAGCGCGTCAAACGATCGCCGGGCGAACCGGTGTGGTTTGAAACGATCGAGGGCGACCGGCTCTCCTCCCCTGGATTCAAGTCCGTCTACAAGGTCGGTGAGAACGAAGTACGCGACGGAGTCGAGAAAGACGCATGGGGCGTGCCGGTCAAGTATTGGATTGCCAAGCAGCATCCTGGCGACCTGATAACCGCCGGAAAGTCCAATGATCCGAGTAGTTTTGACCAGGTGTTGCCCGATGCGTTGAGGCATTGGAAATGCTCCCACCGGCCCGGACAGACTCGCGGCGAGCCGATGTTTCACGCCATCATGCAAGACCTGCGCGACTTGGACTTGCTGATGCTCGCGGCGCTGAAGCGGGTACAGATTGCCGCGTGTCTCGCCGCGTTCATCACGTCGAACAGCAGCACTACGGGATTTTTCCCAGACGGAGCATTGCAGCAGCGGACGGCCGATAAATACGGCTTCAAACTCGATCAAGACATTGAGCCGGGCATGATCTTCAAGCTGGCCCAGGGCGACCAGATTACAACGCTTGTGCCAAACTTCCCGACACCGGAGCTTGGTCCGTTCATCATCATGATTGCCCGTCGCATCGGTGCGGCCCTTGGCGTCTCGTGGCAAGTCGTGTTGAAGGACTTCAGTGACTCGACGTATAGCAGTGCCCGTGCCGATCTTCTTGAGTCGCGCATGGTCTACAAGATGATCCGCCAATCGCTGATTGAGAATGTGTTGCGATGGGTGTGGCAAGAGGTGATGGTCGACGCACAACTACGCGGCGACGAGCGGGCCGCCGGTGTCACGTTGCAGGACATCGCATCGGTCGACTGGTTCGGTGACGGGTGGGAATTGATCGACAAGCAACGCGAGTATCAGGCCAACGCCGTTGCGTTGCAGTCATGCCAGAAGACTCTTGAGCAAGTGTGGCTCGAAAACGGCGACGACCCCGACCAGATGAGAGAGGCACTGGCACTTCAGTCTGAGTTCCTTTCGAGGCTCGGGCTGACGATCACATTTACGCCGATTCCAGTCGGGCCAGAAGAACAGCCAAAACGGGCACTTCGTGCCGCATGAGGACGAGATATGCCTGAGCAAATCACACGCGGATTTATCGACGGATGCGAAGTCCGGTCGATCGACGAAGATGCTCGAACAGCAACGTTTGTTGCGGCCACCGAGAACGGCGTCGATACGTACGTGGGCCGCGAGCACATCAAGATGTCAGGCATGAAGCTGGACCGATACCGCCGAAACCCTGTCATCCTCGATACACATGATCGTTACTCGGCTGGTGCCGTGATAGGCAAGGCAGTCGTCAAGGTAGTCAACCGCCAACTAGAGGCCGTCGTCACGTTTGCCGAGACGCCCAGGGCTGAAGAGGTCTGGCAGTTGGTGAAGGGCGGATTCCTGCGAGCATTGTCGGTCGGGTTCATGCCCGGAGAGACGCAACGGCTCGCGGAGGGCGAGAAGACGAAGCTTGGCGATAGGCAAATTGATGGCCCTGCGATCATCCGCAAAACCTCCGAACTTTATGAGATTTCCGTCGTGCCGGTTCCGGCCGACGCAGACGCACTACGGCGCGGCATGGGGCTGCCCGAGGCAATGGAAATGCTATTGGAGAAATATGCAATGGCGAAGACGAAAGAGCAGGAATCGGCCCCAGTGGTGCCGGCCGAGACCGCCGAAACCAAGGCACCCGAGGCGTCCGCGACTACCGAGTTGCGATCCGCTGTGATTGGGCCGCCTACCGAAGTTGAAGTTGCATCACGCAACGAGGTGGCTCGACGCGAGGCGATCATGGGGCTGACGTGCGGCGACAAGATGCTGGAGCCGGTCGCCCGGCGTTGCATCCTCGAAGGCAAGACCATCGAAGAGGCTCGCAAGGAACTGCTGGCTGACTACACCAAGCGATCCGCCCCCGTGGGGACACCGGAGCCGACGAAGGTCGAAAAGACCGAAGAGAAGCGTGGCGACGAGGATGGCGTCAAGATTGCGGATATCCCCAACGAAGTGTTTTCGCGTGGACTGTTCGGGTAATTCCGCCGCAATCGCGGCAGCAGATTGATCGACTACTCACAGGAGAGTGACAATAACATGGCAACTAACCGAGCGACATGGATTCGCAACCTCAACGGGGCCACCGAGCCCCTTATCATGCTGGGCAAGTTTGCTGCGGGCGCATCGCAGGCCATCAAACGCGGCGAGATTCTGGAGTTGACCGGCAACACCAATACTGAGTGGGTGCCTCTCGATTCCGACTTTGACCCGGCCGGAAATCTGGCCGTCGCCAATGAGGAAATCAAGAGCGGCGACCGGGCTGGTTACTACGAGATTATCGTCCCGCGTCCGGGCGACGTGTTTGAATTCGAGCTTGCGGCGGCCCATGCCTGCGAGCTGGGGCATGAGCTGTTCTATTCGACGAGCCAAAAGCTCGCCGTTACCGGCACCAACGAGCTGGGTGTTGCTGTCGGGCAGGAGAACTACCCACAGAAGCAGGGCCACCTCTCGGATGAGCCGGGCGGTGATGCGGGCACCACGATCCGTAGCACTGGCTACGTGCGGATGCACTTCAAGACGGCCGGTTCGTACTACGCATTCTTGGTGAAGTAATGGCGTCGCTGGCCAACGAATAAACAACATGGGCCAGACGGCCCCATACGAGGAAACGACAATGCCCGAAACGAAAACACAAAAGCGAAAGTTTATGCCGTCCATCCGCGTCGGTGGGTCTGGCATGGACATGGATGCCATGCGCAACCTGGCGCAGCGTCACCCCGAGGAGTTCATCGGCAAGGCCCAGGCCTTGATCGATGGTGGGTTGATGCGATGGGGTTCGGTGCCGAGCCTGCAGCGCATGTTCAACGTGCTGGTTGGCGACGATGGTGAGTTCATCAAGGTGCCCGTCCGCATGGAAGTCATGGGGCAGGAGCGCACGATCATGGCGTCGGCCTTCCCCGTCTTGTGCGGCTCCCTCACCGTGGCTGGCATAAACGATGCCTACTCTGCCGTGCCGACGATTTCCGAGCAGTTGGTTCGCGAGATTGACGACAACAAGAAGATTTCCCAATTCGTGTCACTCAAGAGCGAAGACGCGAATGTCGACCGCGTCGACGAAGGCGTCAATTTTCCCGAGATCGGCGCCGGTGAAGAGAAGTATGAAATCCGCAACAAGCGGAACGGACGCCGCCTGACGATTTCCGCCGAAATGGTCGAGGAAAACGACTCGGCCGGCATCGTCCAGAAAGTAAACGCACTGGGCGAGATCGCGGGCGAATACGTCGAGGAGCAGAGCCTCCGCCGCATCTGCGATATCGACGGCTCCGGCACGTCGCCAGCTGAGCCGTATGTGCTGCGATTGAATGGCACTGGCACGGCCCTCTACCAGACGGCCAACACCACGCTGACCCGTCTTCCGACCACCGGCAATCGCATCACGTCGAACGCACTTGTGGACTCGACCGACCTGGAGAATGCACGGGCCCGCCTTGCGGCCGTCGTCAACAGTCGTGGCAAGCGGGTCAGCATTCCGTGGAATCGCTGCAAGATCCTCGTTCCCGACGCCCTTGTTGGCACGGCGAACAAGATTCGCAAGAGCGAATACGAGCCCGGCGTGCAGAACGAGGTGAGCAATTGGGGGCCGATTGGCGACTACCAGCCCGGTGTCGTGTCATCGACGAAACTCGATGACCTGTCCACCACGGCGTGGTATTTCGGTTGGTTCGAGCAGCAGTTCATCCGCAAGTGGAAGCTGCGATTCGAGTACGTCACGATGACGATGGACATGGCCGAATTCCTTCGGAATCGCACGGCATTTCAGGCCCGCATCGCGTGGGACTGCGAAGTCGGTGCCACCGATTACGTGTACGTCGCTCAGAACCTCGCGGGCACGACCGCCCCGTAGGCGAATAGCGAAAGCGGACGGGCCGGGCGAGTGCTCGGCTCGTCCCTGCTTCAACCCAGAAAGGGGTAACTGCTATGTCTTGGAGAGTTCCAGTTGCGAATGAGAGCCGAAACATTCTCGGCAGCCAGACCCTTGGCAACAAGGACGATTCTGCCGGCCACAACAGCGTAATCGGATGGCTGAAGTCGCTCGTAAACACGGGCATGGTTGCCGGTCAGCCGTGGTTTGTTGACAGCGTCAGCGGACTCGCAACGTACGACGGCAAGGCGTGGACGCAGGCCAAGGCGACGATTGCCACAGCCGTAGCCCTCGCGTCGGCCGGCGACACGATCTTCCTTCAGGGATCGTTCAGCGAGGCCGTTACGTGCTCCCTAGCTGGCCTGAGCTTCAGGGGCATCGGGACGGGACCGCAGGCTACGCAGTGGACTGGCGCGGCTGATGCCGTATGTCTGACGTTGGCCGCCGAGCGGTGCTTGGTCGAGAATATCAAGTTTCGTCCTCCGGCCTACACGGCAGGCACCCCTGCCGCCATCGTCCTGTCGAATGCTGGGTACAGCATCATCAAGGGCAATCGGTTCCAGGGCAAGACGGGCTCGTACTTCGGGGTCTACTCGCCGGTCTGCAACAGCGACAACGTACAGATCCTCGATAACGAGTTCATCTATCTCAACAACGTTACCACTGTGAACGGATCTGCCATCGTCGGCGTCGAGGCCGGCGGGCTCTCATACAGTGCATGGAAGATCAAGGGCAATAGCTTTGATTCGTGTGTTGTGGCCGTGAACATTAACGGGCGAGTGTGCCATGTAATTGGCAACTACTTCAGTGGTCTTACTGGTATCACGGCCGCCGGTGCGGTTGGCAACGTGTGTACGACGAAACTGGATTTGTCGGGCACGTCGTCCGGTGGCAACCGAGTCTTCGGCAACCACTTCGGCCTGACCTACTCGCACGCCGGCGGGTATCAGGAGGCTGCGACTGGCGATGACTGGGCCGGAAACTACATCGTCGGCGGCCTGACAACTGGCGTTCCTTCGTAACCTCTTCCCCTCCGAGCGGCGGGCGGGACCGCAACCGCCTGCCGTTCGCAGGTTTCATACTGGAGCAACGAAATGCAAAGGCAAGAGGTTCAGGACCACAAGGATAAGCGGTACTCCGGAGCACAGACTGCCGCCGCAGTGTGGACGCCAGCATCCGGCAAGCGGGTGCTTCTGCAGCGGGCCATCGTCGCCGGAGACGGCACGGGGCTATGCACCCTTTTCTGGACCACAAACGAAGAGGGGAAGCGGATCATCGACATTCCGGCCGGCGATATTCTGGGCCAGACACTCGATTTCGGCGAGCAGCGTTTCGGCCAGATTCCGATCAATGCCGTGATTTACTTCACTACCACGAACACGGGGACAACCACCGTGGCACTGTTCGGAGACGAGGTTAACTGAGTGAGCGAATTCGGAGACATGATGCTGGATGCTGCCACCGAGCTAAGGCCAATGTTCGGCACAGCGGCCGTATACGCACTGAATGGAGGCACTGGCATAAACGCAACTGTGCGACTGCAGCCAGTGATGTCGAGTGAATTCGAGAATGAAACGGGCCGGTCGCAGCATGTGGTGAGACGATGCACGTTTGAACGCAGTGAGGTGGATTGCCCGTCGAAGGGCGCGACGGTGACGGTCGACGGGGTCATTTGGACAGTCGGAGACACGGAGTCGACATCAGAGACGTTTGTCACCGTGGTCTTGCACCGCAATGAGGCCATAGAAGTTTCTCGGCAGGGGTATCGCAAGAAATGAGGTACTTCGTCAACGGATCTACGGGGAGTGACGCCAGCGACGGCAAAGACAACGTCGGAATAACCGACATTGGTCTGCTGGATTGCGAGGGCGGGTACTTTCTCGACGTGTCCGACTCGGGATATACGCCCGCGACTGGAGACTACTTGTTTCTCGCCGGTGCGGATTGGTCTGCGTTGTTCCCAGTTGTCGGCTGGCACATTTCCTCGGATTCGATCGAACTTGGCACACCATCGCAAGTCACCGGAATCGTTCCGACGGCTGGTAGCGATTCCGTGACGGCATCTACTGGCCCGTGGTCGACTGTTCCTTTTGCGGCTGCGTCAATGTCGGACGATGACACATGCACGGCCGTGAGTATCGTCGACGCAGACAACAGAGTGTATTGCGATTCAGCAAGCACGCTGCTTCTGGGGCTGACGAGTTGCACGTTCACAAAGCACACTCCGGCCGTAGTGGTTCCGCCCACAACCAGCGGAGTCAGATCCAGGGCAATGGGCTACCTAAAGGATATGCTGGTCGATTGTCCGACGTTCGCGTTAATTGTCCCGGTCAACACAGAGGACCACGTACACGATAACGCGCTTCCGCCTCCATCAAATGGCGAGTATCTGACCAAGACTGAATACCAGACATACAGGCCCTTCGCGATCCTCTCGACTACGAGATTTCAAGGCAGGGCCGATGGAGCCAATGCGAGCGGCGCCAGTGGCACGGCGTACTCGATAGAGCACGTCATCCAGATCGAGAGAAACACACCAGCGGGCGATGCCATTGTTGTCGGCGATGAATGGGAACGGATCGTATCGGCCATCGAGGATGAACTTAATGCACGTAAGGGATTGGCGGGATTTCTTGCCGCAACGTCAATCGAGGCGACCGAGACTTCGCGATCCCATCCGACACTGATTGAGGATTTCGGAGACTTTCAGTACGCGATGTTCAGGGTGCGCACCGAAGTGGAGTGACACATGCATGTCTTCTTCGACATTTCGGAATACGGTGCTACGCCGGGGATGCTCAAGCGGGAGCTAAACAACATCCTCAAAGCGTGCTGGCTTCATGTCGGAACATTCTGGCACCAGCGGTATCGCGGCAAGCACTTCACGAAAGAGGGGGCGATGGAGTATGGATACGCCCCAAGATCGCGATGGTACGAAGCCGAGAAGCGTCGCAAGCAAGGCCACGCCGATCCGTTGACGTTTTCTGGTGCGTCCAAGATTCGCACGATGGGGCTTGATGTGCGTGCCACGAGCAAGGGTTGCCGGATCGTCCTGCACGCTCCTGCCCTCAATTTCCGCAGGCCCAACATGAAAGCGGACATGCGGAAAGAAATGACGACGGTGAGCGGGCGCGAGTGGCACGAAATGAAAAACCAGTTTGGCTACGAGTTCTATCGTCAGTGCGGCCGGCTGAAATACAAGGGCCGTAATCCGATCACTGGAAGATTTGAGACTGCCGCGTAAAGCGGACTGAGGAGACCGAGCGATGTCCACCAACAGATACGGAATTTACGCGGTGCAGAGGGGGGCCACCCTGGTTGGTGGCATCATGTCCGAGTCGATCGATCTTGGCTCGCAGATCGTGGCCGATAGCTCCAGCGGCGAGGTGTACCCGCGATGGGTTAGTCTCGTGGGCCAACGCCCCAATGCCAAATTCGCGTCCAAGCACATCGGCACATGCATTGGCGTGTCAGGCACTATGGGTAACTACCTCACGACCGGAAACGTAATGAACCTCTATCTGCAGCGATGGGCAGAGGGCATCACGCGGGCGTCGGGAAATGCACACCGAAAAGTCACCGTAAACAAGGGGCTTTTGCTGCCGACTCGACTGAGCGGGCGAAGCGGCTCCGACGCAACGATGAGCTGCGATGTGGCCGCGTTGTACGACGGGACTAACAGCCCATTGACGACTCTGGACAACCAAGCATTACCGGCGCCGTCAACCGCAGACGAGCGATATGTCTTCCATAAGGCAACGATCGCGGGCCAAACATTCGACTCCGACATGGGCTGCGACATCGACTTCGGAATCACGCCAGTCATCGAGACTGTGCGCAGCGAAGTCTGGCCACGGTGGGGAAGTGTTGCCGGGCAAACCGCAACGATAACCATCACAGCAGAGGATATTGAGGCACTGGCAGATGCCCGTATTCCGATGGGTGGCGTAGCAACCACGCACGTCAACACGATCCTGTATTTCCGCAGGCGTCTGAATGGATCGACGTTCGCGGCAGACAGCAGCGGTACGCACATGACAATTACGGCGGCCGGCATGGCGTCGATTACGAATGCGTTCGACGGATCGAATCAGTCGCTCGGCGGCATGGCTGTTCAGGTGACGTGCGTGTTTGATGGGACAAATGCCCCGTTGCTCGTTAACACGAGTGCCAATATCGCGTAGTCAATCAGGCCGTGAGGCCAGCAAAGCAAAGGGACAACAATGCCAACGGCAACAATCAAAACCAATGTAACCATCGCGGGTACAACGTACGTGTCCACCATCACCAGGACCAAGGGCCAGTTGATCCTGTGCGACTTTTCCGCAACGGGCGAGCTGGCATTGCCTGCCGCCAACGCGGGCGTGTGTACGCGAAGTGATGCGAATACCGGTGTCATCACGTTGACCACAGGACACACAATCGTCAACGGCAAGGTTGACGTGTACTGGACCGAGTCCGGCGTTGTGAAGATTCGGAGAGGAATGGACGCGACTGTAGCGACCAACGACGTTACGGTCGACGGCGGTGCAGGCAATGACCTGTGTGCCACTGCGGCGACGGCCGTCACGATTGCCATGCAGGTGCCGTTCACAATCGCGTTTTCGGGCGATGCTCTCGCGGCACTGGTGATTTCCAATACCAAGCGATGCTCCGTCGAGTTGACCGGCAGCCTTGCCGGTGCGGACGGCCTGGACATTCCCGCAAACGAGGGCATGTCGTGGGCATCGGGGACTATGGTCACGAATCCGTGTGCGGGAGACACAATCACGGCAGGCATCGCGTCGTGCGGCGAAGCGACGGCCGGGGATCTGTTCATCATTGCTCTTGTGGATAACTCGTAATGGCTGGATTCCTGTACTTCATCCCGGACAAAACGCGAGAGGTGAAACTGGCCGATATCGGCGAGATTCGCTATGCGTTCGATCGGTCGCTTATTGCTCGCGACGTGCCGGGCACGGGCCCGAGCGGTGGGTCGGGCGTCATCGTTGCGGATGAATCGTTTCCGTCCGAGCGACTCGGCTACTACCCGAGCGATCAGACGTGGCGGAATGTTCCGGGAACGCCGTATCACGTCGGGTTCTACACCGAAGATAGGCCAGTGCCCTCCAATCTGGCCTTGGCTCGGATGTTGCCGGGTCATGACGTGTCGATGGCCGATGGGAATTACTGGGCCGTTCCGTCGGTGATTGTCCGCAAGGCCACGGAAGACGGCTGGCCGGGCGAGATTGCGTTGCCTCGGTCGATCGGCATGGACGCGGACGGCAATTGGACACGCGGCGACGTGCTGCCGAAGTATGCAAAACTCCCCGAGATTTGCGGCCAGTGGTGGTCGAATCTGATGTCATCCGTCATGGCCATAGCGAACAAAGATGAGCCGAGCCAGTCCGTCGGCGTGAAGTTTGTCGACTGGTTTAACTCGGTCGCTACCGTGCTCCAGGCGAACTACCGAATATCTGGCACCGAAATAGCCATGCTCGGAATACTCGATGAGCAGTGCGCGTCGGACGTGATGAATGCGGCCGTCGATTGGCCGGTCGTGCTGGAGTATCTGTCAAAAAAACGGGAAGCATCCGCCGCATGATGGCGGCACGGTGGGTGCGTGGACTCGATCCGAACTACCGCCCGACTCTCGCGGATATGTGGGCACTAGCACAAGGGCTCTTGTAAATGGCCGATGAACTCTCAATCAAGATGACCGGCGACGCGGCCACGCTTGCGCGAGAGATCGAAAAGCTTAACGACAAGATCGCCAAGCAGAAAGACGAACTAAAGGCACTCCAGGACGGGTACAAGAAAGCCGGAGACGAGGGCGAGAAAGGTGCCGACCGCGTAGCCAAGGCGACCGATGCGGCAGCCAAGGCGACATGGGAGCAGAACCGGGCAATACAGCAAGTCAAACAGGGATGGAAGGAGCAGGCCGACGCAGCCGAAAAAGTCCAGGAGTCCATGAGTCCGGAGAGTATTGCCGCTTACGCGACCGCATTTGTTGGCGGGTTCGCTTCAATCCAAAAGGCAATTCAGCTCGTCAACACGGAGCTGCGCACGAAGATCGAATTGCAGGCCAAGGCGAAAGAGACGCACCTGTCGGCCGAAGGTGCCCGTGCTGAGCTTATCCAGAATCTTCCCGGCAGTTGGACAAGCGAACAAAAGAAGCAGTTTCTTGCTGAGTCCAACAAGATCGCATCCGAGAGGGGCATCCCGATTGAGCAGGTGGATTCCGCACTTTCTCAGACCATTAGTGCAACGGGTGGCAACGCCAAGGCCGCAATCAATGCAGCCAATACTGCCGCAAAGTATATGGCAGCCCAGCCAGCCAAATTCAATCTGTTCGCCGGCAGCATGGCCGACCTTCAGTCTGTCACCGGCACCGACGATTCAGAAGTCGGGCTTGGGCTGCTCAAAGAAGTCGGCGTCATGTCGCGAACCGTAAAGACTGAGCAAAAGGCCACATCTATCCCCAAAGCACTGTCGGGCATGAAAGCGTTCGGGGCCACAATGCAGGAGTCGTCGGCATTGTTCGGCGCCCTGTCAACGGCCACCAAGGACGCGATGGGCGACCAGACGAAGACGGCGACCATCCAACTCGCAAAGCAACTTGAGGACTTTCTTCCATTGGCGGGGCGCACGGAGCAACGCATAGGCGGGCTCACCGATCTGGACCTGGAGCAACGCAAGGCCGATGAAAAGGCACTGGCAAAAGCACTCGCCCGCAAGGCGACCGGGGCCACGCTTACAACAGAGCAGATCGCAGTTATCAAGCGTGACGAGGACTTGAAAAAGAAAGAGGCAGAGGCTTACACGATTCCCTCCGCCCCGGCACTCGGGTCGATGGGTGCGCGGATTAGTTACCTCCAGCAGAACCCCGCAGAAGCCAAGCGGTTCATCGAGACAGGCAAGGGCGAAGGTGCCTGGAAGGGGATGACACTGGAGGCTGGAGCCATCGGTCAAGCTCGTCAGTTGTTTCTCGATCCCAACAGCGAAGCGGCCCGACTGTACAAGCAGAATCTTGCCAGTCTTCCCGATGTTGCCGGGCTCAAGGCTTCCGGCGCACAAGCCATTAAGGACTTGGATATTGATCCTTCCAGGATGATCGGAGAAACGAAGCGAACATTTTCCACGGGTACGCAGTCGATTGAGTTAGCTGACACAAACGCCGCGATGGCGTCTGTTGTTCGCGAAGGCATGAAGGATATTTCGCTCGTCACCAAGGGGTCAGCGATTGGCGAGAAATTCGACAACCTCGAATACGAGCTAAAAACGAATCTTGGGCGAGACGGGGCGTTGCCGTTTGCAGTCAAAAAACTGAGGGAATTCAAGTCGGACGTAATGAGCCCCGTAGACAAATCATACCCGACATACAGCGCCGGCATGGGTCCGGCGGCTCCAATAGAAACGCCACGCGCCCCGAACGAGACTGAGTTAAAGATCGCGGCGGCCCTCGAAAGAATGATCGTCAAGCTTGAGGAAATCAAGCAGAGTAACGAAAAGAACGTTCCCCCGACTCTTTCGCCTCCTGACAGGGACAGGTAAATGCCACAGGTTGGCAACATCTTGTGTTTCAAGGTCGCCCCGTTGGTCCAGGCCAATGTACGGCAACGCCTGGACATCTGGCAGACTCCCGGCGTAGACGGCATCGGGGCTCAGTCGTTGGGTGATGGCGAGGGGCAATTTGCCTTCGAGTGCATGACTATGGGCACGCCCTCGTACGTCCAGGCGTGGTATGAGGCACTGGCGGAATTGGCTGGCGAATTCGTCATTATCATCGACGATTTCGTGACCGTTCACACGCCTTGCCTGATTGTCGACCCTGGGCAGTTACAGCGAATTGCTCGCGTGAACAATGACGGGCTTGGGACGTGCATTGGCCGCACCGTGGTATCGGGAGCCTATCAGGCGTGACAACGCAGTTGTACCCATCGCTGATTCAGTACCCAAAGGTGCTTGTGGCACCGCAGGTGCAACTACGCCAGACCTGGGCGAGCGGATGGGTTACGTATTCCGATATCGAATTCGTTGGGGCTAGGCGAGCATCGGCCGGGCAGGATCTTGGCTCGTGCGACCTGATGCGGCGGTATGGTCGCGTCGCCGGTCCTGGCGAGACTTCATTCTCGGTACGGTATCCGCTCGATCTTCGCGGGTACTGGGTGCGCGTACGGATGTATGAGTCCGGCGTTTGGTATACGCAATGGGTGGGCCAGATTCCCGGCAACATTCGCGACGTGTTCGGGGCCGTCACTTCCGGATCGACTTCGATTCCGACAGGCATCCAGCGATGGCGTGCGTACGATCCGCTGCAATCGCTTCGCAAAGTCTTCATGAGCCAATCCCATTGGATCGGTACAAACGACGCTGGCACGTCGGACGCACTGCATACGGTCGATTGGATTCCGAGCGTCAACGAGAGGGACAAGCATAATACACTTGTCGGCAATAGGACTGCGACTCGGTGGGAGGACGACGCAGATACGTACCTGTTTGGCGGTTCGTCGGTGTGGACGCGGTACGACTTTGCGGAGTATGTTCTGGGCAGATTTGCGAACCAGTCCGGCGGCCCCGTGTGGGCATTGGGCGGCCAGTCTTCGACTCTGGCGTACATGTCGGACACCATCCAGCTTCGGACGACGCAGAGTGTTGCCGACATCTTAAGGGGCATCATCAATCCAAAGGTGGGCCTTGATTTTCGTGTCGACTACGACGACGGGGAAGATGAGCTTATCGTCTACGTGTATTCCCTGTCTGCCAGTGCCACCTCGTACGGCGGGTTCACTCTGCCGGCCAACGCATCACCGGCCACGTTCGACCGTGGCAATGCGTTAGACGTTGTTGCCGTTCGACTGGTTGACAGTGATGACCACAACTACAGCACAATCCGCGTACTTGGCAATCGCATGGTTGCGTGCCTGTCATTGGTGGCACCAGACAATACGCTCGTTAAGGGCTGGACAACCGGATCGAATTCGCAAGAGTCCGAGTATTTGGCTGGCACCGGCACTGCCGCAGACGAGGCAGCACTACACGACAAGGCCAGGTCTCGCGAAGAAATGGCGTGCGTGTTCCAGAAGTTCGTGGCCCCCGCGACGTTCGATCCCAATTCCGTATACGCGCGTCCGACCGTGAACGGCGACGGAAGCGTAAGCGATGATATAGCCAGTCCGGCATGGCAGAACAAAGTCCGACGTACGCTCAATTGGTTGCCTCTCAGGGACGGCGTTGACTACAGCGTAGAGCCTTCGGAGCCTACGGGTATCCCGCCCGAATTGATCCGGCCCATGGTGTGGATTGCCGATCCCGACACCGGGAAATATGTGCCGGTGGACGCACTCGGCATGAACGTTTCCGTACTGTCGCAAGACTGGGGCGTGCATGTAGGTGCCTCGCCGAATCATCTGCTGGCACTCAACCATTTTGATGGTGCGGCCGAATCAGAGACGGAGCCGAAATACGACTATGACACAATGGTTGCCACGATTGCCGTAGAGTGCGACCAGCGATTGAAGCTTGAGCAAACGCTGGCGGGCGGCGACGGAAGCGTGATGGAAATCGAAGACGATTCGGCAGAGCTGTGGTATCTCGCGAAAGACACCATTGTCGGCCTTGATGTGGCTGGAGACGTTCAGTCGAACGCATCCGCGTGCGTGCTGCGCAATGACATTAGCCGCCTTGGCGTGCTGATGGCCGGTGCCATTTCCCGATATCAAGTCAGCCGGTATCGAGCCGAGATTACGATCAAGGGCTACCTGCCATGGTCCTGGCTGTGCGGTTGCATGTTGACCGTGGCTGACGCGGGGACTGACCTGCTGGCTGGACCCGTGACCGAAGTCATTTGGATGCACGGGGAGAAAGACGCACAGACGATCATTCGAGCGGGGTTCGCCGGATGAGCAGTAGCGACGAAAGCATGAGAGGTTCGCGGCTGGTGCGTCCGGGGAAGATCGATCCCCGAGACGACGGCCTACTGGTGCGCGTCCGAAATGACACGGGCTCGAATCGCTCGCGTTTTGAGATTGTCGCCGTCACCGGAGTAGAAACGACTCCGTCGGCCGATCTGAATAAATTCAAGAATCACACGGTATTTACGGTCGGGATGCCGGCCGCCGACTCGACCAAGCTCGTGATTTTGCAGAACAGCATCAAGGCGACGAAGTATGGCACTGGCAAGATTTACGGAAACTCCGTTGTCCAGATCGACATGACTGACGCAACGCACACGTATGCGAAGCCGACGGCGAGCGATCCGACGCGGCTCACGAGTGATGCAACCAGCGGCCTGTTCCGCATTCTCTACGTCGCGAGCGGCACGGGGCTGAAGTGGGGGGCGGTGCAATGGCCGATCGGGGGCGCGTCGACTCCGACACTGTTTGCCAAGTTCGATGGCTCACGCACAGGCAAGCGGTACACGGGACACATTTGGACAGGCTCGCAGGGGGCGGCGATCCAATGGCTGTTTGTCAATGATACTGGAATAGATGACATCATCGACGCGAATGAACTCGTGGAGGTATTTGCGGTACCGGGCTGGTTTGTTGCCGAACATTCCAGCGACTATGGTTCGGTCGCATCGTACGGCGAATGTTACGTAGCCCGGTCTCCGATCTGGGCAGTGGCGGGGTGACACAATGGTCTGGACTCAGTTTCCCATCCAGAAAGGTCAACGCATCGCGTCTGCGATGATGCAGGAAATTGCAAATGCCTGCACAGAGAGAGGTATTGACGTAGATCCTACGCCAGAGAAAGGCTATAATATTGGCCCATTTCTGCGTAATGTTGCGGAGGCAATTCAGGAGTCACTTGGTGATGGTCTGTGGGTTTGGGTGTCGGCCTACAGTGACATTCATTCGTTCAGTCTGTGGAAATTGGCGATTGCGGATACCGATCTGTCTACGTGGCCAATGACAAAGGACGTCAGGGAACTGGCCAACATCGACGCGTTTCCAGATTTCTCGAAGGGGACTCGGATCACGGCCGATGCCATCAATGCACTTGTATCAGTCATTAATTGCCTGACGGTCAAAAAGGTCGCCGCAGAACACGTGTTTGACGAGTGGAAAATATCCCGCGATTACGCAGGCTCCTACGCCCCCACGTGCTCGGGAGCATTGTCTGTGATATCGGGGCATGGATGGCAACCGGGCTGGTACTCAGGATTGTCGACGCATGGAAATGGAATCGGCATCACGCACAACACAAATGGATGGGCCGGAAACCAACTGCTGTCTTACGGGCGATTCTCTCCGACGATGCCCGCGTCCGTTGTCCGGGTCTATATTGAGTGCGCATGCTACGCCACATTCAATTACACCGGAGCCCCCGAGCCGGTGTCCCCTGCTCGTTCGTGGGAGGTTAGATATGGATCGGCCACCGCCCCAGTTACTCCGATTGACGCTCAATCCTGGGGCACACTGGCGGCATCGCTAGACAGCGACACCGATTACCATGGCCATCTGAATGAAGAGATTGAACATCTGTTGGTGAAGATCGATTCTGCGTTGCCTGCGTCCACCCAGATGTTATTCGTGGCTCCCAGCGGCGAAGTCGATCCAACCAATTGCCCTATATGTGGGCAAGATCCCGTTCCGCCCGTTTATAGCTCTGGAGCCTACGGAATAGCGGCATACATTGAACTCGACTTGGAATACACGGCAGCATGACGTGAACAGATAGCAGGAGACTCGCAAATGGCAACATCAAATTGGATCGGCGGAACAACGGCAGTGGCCCAGGTCGATACGCTTACCCCCGGAGGGACGATCGAGATAGGCGACCTATTCATAATCACGATGGCAGCCGAGCGACAGGCGACAACCTATGCGTTGTCTGTGGCCGCGACGGGCACGACAGTGAACCAAACGTGCATCGACATCGCGACGGCGTGGAATGCGTCGACGCACACATTGTGCGACAAGATTACTGCGGCACCTGTGGGGACGGCTGGCAGCTACACCGCTGTCACGCTGACGGCCGACGTGGCTGGCGTGCCGTTCTATTCGTCGGCGTCGACCACCGAAGCGGGCGGCGGGGCTGCGGATGACCAGACCTTCGCACGGGCCACTACGACCGACAATGCTGGGCCGAACGATTGGTATACCGCAGCCAATTGGGAATCGGGCACGCTGCCGCAACCGGATGACAACCTCGTCATCAACAACGGAGCCCAGTCGATTCTGTATGGGCTGGACCAATCGGGTGTCGGCTATGGTGTCGTCACGATTGGCCAATCGTTCATTTCTCCGGGCCAAGTCGGAAGCGTCGATCTGCCGCTGCTGCTGCAGTGCGACAGCCTGATTGTCGGTTCGCACGCTGGGTCATTGGAGCCCGTCGGCTCTCCGCTCATTCGGATCGAGTTGTCTGGCACTCCGAGTGTATTCGTTTACAACAGTGCATTTGCCGGACTGGGGTATCGTTCCCCGATAGAATTGACCGGAGCTGCGGGAAACGTCCACATCTACAAGGGCAAGGTCGCTTTCGCCCCGATGGCTGGAGAAACGTGGACATGCTCGGCCGCATACTTCGGCTACGTGTCCGTCCAGGACGAAGACTGCGAAATCAAGGGCGGGCAGGCCGCCGCATTCCCCGTGCTGAATGTTTCCGGTGGCGTCGTGTCTGTCCAGAATAGCCCCGAAGTCGTGAATATCGACGGAGGCGAATTGACATTGAGCGGGGCCAACGACATCGACACAATCGTCGTCAACGGCGGCACTCTCAACCTGGACAATGCAAACCTCATCGGCACGTACACGATCAATGGAGGAACCGCGTACCTCAACAAGCACGGGGTGATGACACTGGCAAACCTGTACGGCGGCTACACAAATTGGCTGAAGTTGCGAACGGCCCGGACGGTGACATCGACCAACTATTCTGCCGGTGCCCGATTCGCATTTGACCCGGCAACGTTGACGCAGACCAACAAGCCAGTGGCAGTGGGGCGAGTAGATGTCACGGTATCGGAGCCGGTGTAGCCAAGGAAAGGCGGCATGAATGGCAACGTACTACGTGGATAGCGCCATAGGCAACAATGCCTACACGGCAGCAGAGGCTCAAGACCCATCTACGCCCTGGACGACGATCCAGCACGCGATCGACACCGTGTCGGCCGCATCGCACGCCATCATGGTTGCGACAGGCACGTACGCAGAGGGCGCCTATCTCAACTGCGGAAACACCGCGTTTCCGGCCGGCAAGCAATTGACGATCTGGGCCGTCGGTGGGCCGATGGAAATCACCTCGACCGGCGGGTACCACGTGCGCATCTCGGCGACCAATGCCAACACGTCCGTGATGTTCGTCGGCCTCAAGTGTGCGTCGACGAAGGGGCAGATGATCTACGCCGATGGCACTATGCCCCTTACGCTTATCGATCCAGACTTCGCAGCTACTACCTATCATGGAATCAATATCCTAAATTCCGGATGTAATGTCACCGTGTCGGGCGGCTCGATCACGGCGGCCCAACACTGTGTTACGTCGAGCGTGATGGGCGACCTGACTATCAATGACGGATGCCATTTGACATGGGGTTCTGCGAGTATCTATACAAGTGCCGTCAATCGATTAGGCGCCTGTGGCACGGTAACTCTCGATGGTGTTGTTGTGACGAGCACTGCAGCTAACCAGGGCGGCCTGTTCGGTGGCGCCCCGACGGACTACGCCACGAAACTGGTGGTCAAAAACTGTACCAGCTCAGGGGCCGTGGGCTGCATCCTTGAGTTGAAGCAAGCCATTTCTGCCATCGAGTACGAGAACAACACCATCTCTACGGCCTCAACCAGAGGCGCGTTGCGTTTCGGGCTGGAGCGAATTGCCGAGTCACCTGACCCACAAGTTGAGCAGGCTAACCCCTATCCGCTCGGATCGGTGAAGATGTCGGGCAACCTGACTATCTGGACGAGTGCAGCCGCGACGCACCTGCTGGGTCTGATGTCAGGAGCCGACGGTGCAGAGGTGACGGACAACTGGTTCATCGCTCCAGCCAGCAGCGAGGAATACTGCGGTTTCGTCATCAAAGACGATGATGCGTACATCCGTCGCAACTACGTGTATGGGGCCAAACGTGCGTGTTTCCTGGCCGGATGCTCGCGTGCCGACGTGCAGCACAACACGTTTGTGGCCACCACCGGGACGGCTGCCGAAATCGACCGACACCAGGATTATATGTTTGCGAGTGGCTCTATAGATGGCACTGACCTTACTGGGCACGCGGTGGATTGCGTGTTCCGCAACAACATCTGCGTGTCGGCGGATTCGTACGCGCTGGCCATCGATCCCAACAACCGCAGTGACAACGTATGGCCCGCATCGGAGTGGCGGTTCGACGCGGACCACAACTGCTATTGGACCGGTGGCGTCAACATCATGCGAATCGGGCCGACGGATGTTGCGCGCAGCGGCGTGACATCGGCCGGAGTAAATACGATCTGGGCCACCTGGGCGAAGGACGGCACGGTGACGGAGAGCAACGACCTGCACAGCGTGTTTGGCGACCCGGGATTCGTGAGTACCGACCCGGACGATGTGACGTTCCTGACGATCCCGCGAACATCCCCCGCTCGATCGGCATCATCGACGCCGACGACAGCGGGAGCGAAGGACATCGGGGCGTATCAGATTGCGGGCAGGCCGATCATGTTGGGCAGCAAGTTATTGTAGGAGCCAATGCCAGTGCCAAAAATAAGCATGGGAAAAATCAAGTCGTCGGCGTGGCGATGGTTCGTCGACAAGGGGCTGTCGATCGTGCTGCCTACGGCGTTGGCCGGCACTGGCATGATGGTCGGGTCATTATTCCGGGTGCTCAAAAGCCACGAAGAGCGGATCATCGTGATGGAGTCGACCCGCCCGCTGATCGTGAAGCGCATCGACGAACACGAAAAGCGGATCGAGCGAATCGAGGAAATACACATAAGGCCCGCATCCGCCCGGATGACGAGCAACACCACTAGCACGGAGGATAAACAATGAGATGGAACACGGTCGTATTGATGGCACTGGCACTCCTGGTAGGCGGATGCCTGCTGGGGTGTGCGCCGATCGAGGGCACAAGCATCGCGAACCCGAGAGCGTCGGTACACATCGACCCACTCAAGGGCATTGTCAAAATGGAATCCAGCCGTGACGACAAGGCCGAAATGTCTGGATTCTCTGCGGCTATTCCCGCGTCTGCTCCTGGGCCGCTGGCGGGAACAACAGTCAAATGCGATTCGCTTAAGCTCGATGCGTCGGCATCGAAAGTGCGAAAAGTGAATGCGGGCCAGCTTGAGGCGTTCGCCGATTACAAGCTTGCCGAGGGAGAGGCGGCCGCCAACGTCATCGACTCCGTCGGTGATGCTGGGGCTGATCTACTGGGAGCCTATGGTCGGGCGAAACGATCCGAAAACGCCAACACGGGGTACCAGGTAATCCTGGCGGTGTTCGGCATCGTGGTCGCCATCATGTTGCTCCTGATCGTCGGCGGCATTGCGGTATATCTCGTTAAGAAAATCTACGGCGTGTTGTTCCCGGCGAAGACGGCGACGGGGCAATCCGATCTGCTGGTGTCGTTATTGTCGGCACTCTCCAGCAAGGCGGCAACATGAGACGACCAGTCGGCGGACTAACGCACTGGGAGGCAACCCGCGTGCCTGCCCCTGGCTGGGCATGGTGGACGATCTGCGTCGGCTGCATAGTAGGCTGCCTGCTGCTGGTCCTGGCGTACGGCTGCCGCGTCGGCGTGGATCGCCCGCCGGTAGCCGTCGACGTGGATCGCCCGACGATCCAGATTGCGCCCCGCGCGGCAGACCACCGCACCTACGACCGCTGGCTGCCCTATGCGATGCTCGCCGCCGCCGTGGTGGCGTGGTCGGTGCCCTCGTGCTGGCCGATCCGTCGGCGCCGATAGCCATCCCCCCGCAAATTCAACGTGCCCCGTTTGCCCTCGCCGGGCAGGCGGGGTATTTTTTTGGGAAATTTCCCCCGAATCCGCTTGACTGCACACCGGATACGGTGTATATATATAGTGTCAGCCGTGAGGGCTTGAACCGACCGCCGGGTTGCGAGGCGGGCAAAATAGGAGCGAGACAATGGACAAGACGACGCAATACCGAGCAGTGGTAGGTGAGGCGGGAAACGAACAGGGTCACCCAGGCAACGCCCACGCGACGATCGAGGCAGCCAAGCGGGAGCTATCGAGGGAGCTGCGCAAGTACGGTGGGGACGGCTGGGGACACATCCAGGAGCAGTGTGCAGACGGGACATGGGCCAAGCTGAGGGACCGAAATCCGCGCGGGTCCTGCCCGCGGGGAGCATAGGAGCGAAACAATGAAACTGGTGATCGCACACGAAAACGGCCGCGATGTCGCAATTGACTCGGACGGGGCGCGGCACGATCGCCCGGAACAGGGCGAGCTGATGGACGAGCCAACAGCCAGGCGAGTTTCCGCGGAACACGGTGGCCAAGTGGTAGACGAGTCGCGCATTTTCCCAGACATCGAGGACGACTAACGCCCACCATGGCGGGAGGAGAATGGAACATGAAAATCACAACAATCCGAGACCTGGAGCAGTGGGCTGGAGACATCGGCTGATCCGGCTATTGGCGCGACTCAGAGCACCAGGCCCAGGACGTGACAACAATAGCTCGCGCAGTGTGGGACCGGGGCCATGTCCACGGCCTGCGATCTAGAGACGACTGGGGCGCGCTCCTCGAATCGCTATGACTCGACGAACTGGTGTCGATCGTCGCAGGCGACTGATGTTTCGTTCCGGGCCGGGGTGCCCGTGGCCCCGGTCCTTGCTGGAGACGGGAAATGAAAAAATCCAGGTCTGACCAGATTCGACAGGCGGTTGCGGCCGCAATGCAGAGCCAGTTCCTCGGACAGGCGACGCTAGCCGCCGCGACCGGGACGAGCCAGCAGCAGATCAGCGAATATTTGGCCGGGAAACGCGAGATAACGACGGCCACGCTGGGCCGGATTATGGAGGCACTGGCTCTGCGCATCGGGCCGGATTAGGGCAGTGGCTCGGATTTCCAGGTGCCATCGCGTTGGCGCGTGCGGAGTTCGCGGGCGACAGTTTCCAGGATCGACCTGTCGACGTTGCGGGCCACGTACAGTCTGGTGTTGTCCTGTTCGCTCACCAGCGTGTACCGCTCGCCCTCGTAGTACGTGACGATCCCATTGGTTTTTCTCGGCATCAGCCATGCGGTCGCTGACGCGGAAAGGACGCTGGCGGAGACAACGGCGATAAGTAGTTGGCGGCGAGATATGATGATGGGGATCATGCCACAATTAGACCATGGCACCTACTGGCCGGCAAGTCTCCACCCGACAAATCGCCAGCCAAAATCGATGCAGGGTTTTTCAGAAATGCACCCGGCGAACAACTCCATTAGTGCCCAGACACGCCAGCCGCCCGAGTATCGTCGCCACCAGACGCGGCGGCAGATGACCGTGAGCGGTGGGTGCCCGCGCCATTTCTCGCGATTGAGGCACCCAACTGCGGCTTGGGCGGCTTCGGGGGCGGGCTTGTCTCGAGATACAGTCCAAATCCTGCAGGGTAGGTGTGTTTTACCCATGATTGTATTGACAATAGCCCGTTGCGCGGTACACTACAAGGGGTTGGGTCAGGTAAAATCCTAGACCCCCCACTAAATCAGATCGTAGTCCGATAATGCATGTTCGGCATCCCAAGTCCTTATGGGACAATGGGTTACGGATGCTCGATTTACTTGTATATAATCTTGTCCATTATCGGACTCGGGACAAAAAAGTAACCCCGCGACGCTAGCAACGTCCGGGGTCGTGCCCAGTAGCCAAGGAACGGCTAGGGAATGCACAGCATACCAATCGGGCTCAGCCCGTCAATTCCGATAATCACTCGACCACGAGGCCCGCCCGCCAGACTCCCGATCCGCGACGAATTCACTATCACCAAGAAATGCCATAAATAGTTTGGGCTCCAGATGTTATCAGCATCCAGAGCCCAAGAATCAACGAAGTCGCTCCCAACTTTCCGAAGGCGGGTAGACGATGAATAGCATAGCTGCGCCTACGGCGTTGTCAAGTCCCAATCCCTGGATTCCGTGTCTGATTTCCGAAACCTCCTACCGGGCCCTCGCAGAGAGGGGGGAGGCGGTCGCCATGCAGATCGTCATGCAGCCGGCGGCCCCCGTTGCCTCTGCCGAGAGGTATTCGGAGCCGCGAACGCTCGCGATGTGGGCGGATGCATTCGACGTTGACGAGCGAACGCTGCGGCGATGGTTCGCTGCCGGGCAGGTGCGAGCCAAAAAGATCGGGAAGCTTTGGTGTGTCCACGTCGTGGACATACCGATGCGTTGACGGGCATGGGAGGGTGTTCGCGGACAGCTCGTTTTTCCATGGCGTACGTTTGTTGTCATGGACGCGACAACAAAACACGACAGGGTATTTCACACAATCACGCAGGTTGCGGACCTGCTCGGCGTGCCAGTGCATGTCGCGGGCTACGCGGTGCAAAGTCGCAAGATCGCACCGGCGGATCGGATCGGAAACATTCGCCTGTTCGGGCCTGAGCAAATCGAGGCAATCAAGGCGGCCATAGAAGAGACAGCGAAACGCGGAGAGGTAATTCCCTCGGACGCGGTCTGACGATCGACGGCACCAATCCCCGTCAACGGAGTCTCGCGAGTCACGGAGGGCTCGGGCGGGGATGGTTTTTCATCGGAGCCAATCAAATGCCAATGCCATCATTCGACGCCGTGAAGCTGACAAACTGCGAGCGGGCCGTATTGGTGGCACTGGCACGCGGTGCGAGTCTGCGGCAGATCGCGGAGTCTCAGCATCGGTCAACAAAAACGATCAGCAACCATTGCGACCGGCTCCGGGCCAAGCTCGGGACGGACTCGAAGGGGCTGATGATCCGGTGGGCATTGCGGAATCTGCCGGTGACAGTCGCGGAAGAGGATGATTGGAGATGACTGGGTGGGGCCGAGCAACCCGAAGAAGAAATGATGGGCATCTCAATGAATACGCCTGATCTAAAATTCCATCCCGTCGCCGAAATCTTCCCCATGATAGAAGGCGTTGAGTTTGACAAGATGGTTGAGGACATCGCCCGCAACGGCGTTATCACCCCCATCGGGCTGTACGAGGGGAAGATTCTCGACGGCCGCAATCGGTACTTGGCGGCGAAGAAGGCGGGCGTGAAGTGCCCGACACAGGAATGGTCTGGGGACGATCCGGTCGCATACGTCCTGTCACTCAACCTGCATCGTCGCCAGTTGACGGAGTCTCAGCGGGCGTCGGTTGCGGCGAAGATTGCGAACCTTGAACTTGGGGACAACCAGCACAAGAGACAGGGTCGATCAATTGATCGACCCTCGGCAACCGTCTCCCAGCAGCAAGCCGCCAAGCTCATGAGCGTGGGCGAGGCCAGCGTACGCAGGGCCAAGCGGGTATTGACTCATGGCTCACCCGAACTGGTCAAAGCTGTCGAGTCTGGGCAAGTCTCTGTGTTCCACGCCGCGAAGATGTGCGGCCCTCAGAAGGAACAACAAGCGGCTACCAAGTCCGAACCAATGGCCATCCCTACATCAGACGCCAGACCCAGCAAAGCAATTCTCTACTCAGACGAAGCCATTAACTGCTTGATCCGGATTCCAAAAAACGACCCAAGGCGAAGCGAGGGCTTCCGCCGCGTTACGGATTGGATCAAGAGCAACAAGTGAGGAACACATGGCGTCGAAACAAATCAAGCACACCAGGGACTACGGCATGTTCGAACGCAGCAGCGACAACAGGCCGGTAGACATGCGAAAACATTCCGGGCTCATTGAGTCCATGAAGCAGTATGGATTCCTACCGGAATTCCCGATTGTCTGCGTTCCTGGGAAGAACGGGAAGATCATCATCCGCGACGGTCAGCACAGGTTTCAGGCCGCGTGCTCTCTGGGGCTGTACATCTATTGGATCGATGCGAGCAGGGATTTTGACGTTGCCATTCTGAGTAAGGGGCAGAGGCCGTGGGTTCCATCTGACTACGCCCACAAGTGGGCAGACAACGGAGTGCAGGCATATCGCGACGGCTTGGAATTCGCCGAGAAGTACAAGCTTCCGATTGCCAGGGCATTTTCGTTGCTGGCGGGAACGACGAGCTTCACCAACATCGCCGACGAATTTAGAAATGGCACGCTCAAAATCAAAGAGCCAGAATTTGCCGCGACGGTGGCTGGGCTGTATGCCGCATTCGTCAAGGCATCCCCATCCGTTCGCAACGACAGGTTTGTCGAGGCATGCATTGCCGTATGCCGTGTAAATGGCATCGACATAAGCCGTCTCATCGGCGGGATGGCTCGATGCCGAGAAAAGCTGGTAGCCTACTCTACTCGCGAAGCATATCTTGAAATGCTTGAGGATATTTACAACTTCGGTCGCAAGGTGTCCGTCGGCCTGAAAGCGGAAGCCATGAACGCCATGAGGATCAGGAGTGCGTCAGCAGTGGCGACCGCACGGAAGATCGCAAAAAGCAGCGAGGCGCAGGCATGAATCCTTATCGAACAATCCACCGCAACATGCCATTCGACGAGTACCGGGCACTTCCGGGCATGAACCAATCGCTGCTGAGCAAGGGCCGCAAGAGCATGGCCGATCTGCGGTGGGCGATGGATCATCCGACGGAGTCTACGGACGTGATGACGCAGGGATCGGCGTTTCATTGCCTGACTACCGAGCCGGAGGAGTTCGGGGAGAGATTCATCGTCGCCCCGAAGCTGGACCGCCGGACCAAAGAGGGCAAAGCCGAGTGGGAGCGAATCCAATCAAGTGGGCTCGACGTTCTCACCCAGGAGCAGCACGCAAACGCCGTAGGGATGGCACTGGCAATCCGCAATCTGCCGCTAATGTCCGACCTGCTGGCGATGGACGGGGACGTTGAGCTGGCGATTCAGTGGACCGACTCTGATACCGGCGTGCTCTGCAAATGCCGTCTTGACTATCTGGTTATCAGGGGTCAGTACGCGGTAATCCCCGACCTGAAATCGACGCAGGACGCACGCCCGCACGGGTTCGCCGGAAGCATGGCAAAGTACGGCTACGGAATTCAGGCGGCCATGTACAGCGATGCTGTTGAAATCGCCTTCGGTATCCGCCCGCGCTTTCTGTTTGCGTGCGCCGAGTCATCCGAACCGTACCTCGCCGCGATTTTCGAGCCGTCCGACCGGGCTATGTACCTGAGCAGGTGCCAATACAAAGACCTACTCGCCCAGTACCGCGACTGTGTCGCCGCTGGCGAGTGGCCCGGATACCCGACCGACATACAGACAATCGAATTGCCCAGGTGGGCAGAGGACTGACAAATATGCCAGTGCCAATCATCACGCTGACCGTCGAACACAATCCACAAGAGGACAAGAACGATTGCCATTGTGCAGTAGAGGCAAGCGGCGTCAGTGCGGCCGTTCTCGCGGAGGCGTTGCAACAGCACGCCTTGCACTCCGACAACTGGTCGGAGAATTCGACGTTCAGTTCGGAGCCAATGGCACGTTCTCTGAAGCCGCATCCAAAGCGTTCTTTCGGGGACTTCGCGACAAAGCTACTGAGTCGCACACAGTTATACAGGAGAAACGAAAGTGAACGAGACAGGTATTGTGCTGGCTTCGGAGGCCAGCCAACAGGTTGGACGTGGCATCGTGAGAGTGGAAGACCTAGACGGACTTTGGCGGTTTTCTGAAATCGTCGTCAAGTCGAAATGCTGCCCGGAGAACTGGGGCGACCAAGCGACCGCATTCATCGCACTGCAGGCCGGATCGGAAGTTGGTCTTTCGCTCGCACAGACAATGCAGTCTGTCTATGTCATCGGTCGCAGACCAGCACTGTATGGAGACGCTCCGCTCGGACTGTGTATGGCTTCTGGCAAATTCGACTTTTCTCAATTCTGCGAGACGTGGGACGATGCCAAAAAGCTGGCGTCATGTACGGCGTGTCGCATCGGCGGAAAGCCCGTGACTCACACGTTCTCGCTCGCCGACGCGGAGAGGGCCGGACTGCCGAGGCGAAACCCGAACTACCACACCTACCCGCAACGCATGTGTCCGCGACGTGCTCGGGCCTGGACGTTGCGGGACGTGTTCCCCGACGTGCTGATGGGGTTGGCCATCCGAGAGGATGTCGAGGACGATATCATCGACGTAAAGGCAATGCCAGTGCCATCAAACGAGCCCAGCCGAGCCTCCACGATGGTCGAACAACTCAAGGCTGCGACCCCGGCAACGGCACCAGTGGCGGAGACGCCTACCACGCCGAGTGGGGGCACTGGAGAATCTGATTTCGCTCAGAAAAAGGCGGCATTGGAACAGATCGGCAGCGTTTGTGTTGCCATTTCCGCTGGCAACTACGGTTTGACCGCGCCGACGCTCGACAAGTACCGGCCAGTCGCCGTTGAAAATACAATCGCCAATCTTACGGCGTGCCTTGCGGAACTGCGGACGCTGCTGCCTGAGAACCACATGCTGCTCAAGCCGCCCGCAGAAAAACCCAAGCGTGGACGGCCGGCCGGATCGAAGAACAAGCCGGCCGCTCAGCAGCAACCGGAGCTACCGAAGAACGAGCCGCCCGCTACGGAAACGGTTCCCGATTCCGAGCCCGTGCTGGTCGACAGCCCCGCACTGGAAGATGCCGACGCCGTCGACTACCTGCCGCAGATCGACGCGATACTCGGCGACCTGCAACGACGCGGCACGCCACGCGAAAACATGCTGCCGATCATCGCAACGAACCTGACTAGCCTGCGGAATCGGGGCGTCGATAGCAAGTCGATCGTCACCGGTTCAGGCATCAGCAAGTCGAGCCCGAAGGAATGCGACGGGGCCGAAATCTGCGTCGTATTGGTGGCACTGGCTCGGCACATGACGGCCGAAGAACAAGCCAAGCTCGTTGACGATCTTGTCGCAGTGCAAGGCAAGATGATGACGGCGGTCGATCCGACGGATGGATTCTGAGACAACCAGCAAGGGCGAGCGGGCGGACATGCGACGTAAAACCTGAACCCCTCGCCCTTGCGACGTGACCGTAGCTCAGTGGTAGAGCATTGCGGATTGGCACGGATGCTGGTCTGAGGCAAGGTCGCTGGTTCGAGTCCAGCCGGTCACAATTGATTAATCGGAAACAAAAACAAGAGGACAAGTCATGTGCAACTTTCTGTCGGCAATCGTCAAACGCAACGGCGATGTAGTGTGCGACCCCGAACATACCGATTCCCATGAGGATCTGGTCGCTAACGAGGGTCTTCCAGACAAGGGCAAGGGCGAATTTGTGCGCGTTGAGTTCACGCCTGGGGGGGTTATCGACGACCCGAAGACCTGGAACCTCCAGCTTGACGAGGCAATGACGCCTATCTGGTGGACCGACGAAATGGTTGAGAAGGTCAGGGAGTACCTGGAGCGTCTCGTGTCGAATCACATCGTTCGCGAGAATCGCAAAGTATTGATCGGTGGATGGTGGATCATTGCCAAGGGTGCGTCCATCGGGAAAAACTGCGGCGCTCGCATCTATGTCAACTACGGCACGGTGACCACCAACGCCTACGGCGGCACGGTGACCACCAACTACGGCACGGTGACCACCAACGCCTACGGCGGCACGGTGACCACCAACTACGGCACGGTGACCACCAACTACGGCACGGTGACCACCAACTACGGCACGGTGACCACCAACTACGGCACGGTGACGACTGACCAATCCGTAGCAGCCGAGGAGGGCATGGTATGAATGATGACAAACCCAACGATCCCATGTACGCATTGTTCGATAAATTGAGAAATGGTATTGCACAAAGCGAAAAACACAAACGACGGTTGGCGTTTGTCGCCGCAGTAGGCTGGTTGCTGTTCGCCATTCAGGTCGCACGATCCGAGCCCAATCTGAATCCGCTACTCGATGCCATGTGCATGATCGAGAGCGGAAACCGAGACCTTCCGCTGCGGTGGGATGTTAACGGTGTGGCAATCGGCCCACTACAGATTCATGCGGCCTACGCGGCAGACGCAGGGAGAAGCTGGAGACGCTGCCGCGAGCGAGCGTACGCACGCGAAACGGCGTTGCGGTATTTCCGCAGATACGAGCCTCTGGCCGTCAATCGTGGCGACTACAGGGCACTCGCGAGACTGCACAACGCGGGGCCGGGATGGAGAAGAGCGGGCAACGAAGGGTATTGGCTGAAGGTGAAACGTGAAATTCATTGATGAACGCGGCCAACTCGTCGATACGGACGATCCTGAGTGGCAAGCGAAACAGGATGCCGGTGCCATCATTCGGCTGACGTGCGACCATGATTTCGCGCAGTGGACAGAGAACGGGGTTGTTTTGCTGCGGTGCAAGAAATGCGGACATGAGGAAGTGGAGAGGTAGTCGGCGATGTCTGACCCGGTGAATAGAACGGAATCGAAACGCGGCACGGACTCCGCACCGGGCCGGGCACGCCGACGCAAGGCGCTCCCGATTGGATTGCTGTTTACGGATTCGTCAGAGCAGCTGCCGTGGCCCATGCACCAATACGCAAGCAAGTATTGCACGTTTATCATGCGGGACCATTGGAATCTGCCAGAGGCTGACTACGCGGCGATGCTGATTAACGACGCAAGCGACGAACTAATAAGGCAGGTACGCGAGGATGACGAGCGACCGAAGGCGATCCGGAGTGAGGCACTGGCAATCCGCTCTGTCGCTTCGCGGATGTGCCTGATAGAGCGTAAATCGCTGTCTGATTTTTGCTCAACTATGACGGTGGGGCACAAGCGTTTTGCCGACGAGTGCCAACGCATGAGCGTATACGGCTCGCGGACGATTGTAGTCGAGGGCGACATCCCGCAGGTGATTGAGTATTGCCGAGGCACGAGCATGCGTCATGCCGCCGTGCTTAATGCGGCTTTTGCGTTTCACGTTCGCGGAACTCCGGTAATGTTCGCCAGCGATCGTAGATGCGCGTCGGCAACAGCGTTCCGAGTGATGGAGTGGTGGATCAGGGAACGGGCCAAGTTGCTCGAATCGGATGGATGATGACTCGCGTGTGCCATCATAATTGGATGAGGGATCGCTATGAGAGTTAAAGATTTGCCGCCGATTTTCGCGAAATGCAGGAGCGAAGAGGATTCGCGATACTCGATATCGAAATCGTGGATCGACGCCTCTGGGCAATACGTCTGTTCGACCGACGGAAGAATCGTCGTGCGAATGCCCGTTCCTCCAGATGGAATCGAGGGTGACCTGGGAACAAAGCCGCCGCCAATTGACGGACTCGGATGGGATGGCCCATTCGAGGACTTGGCAGCCCCAATACCGGAACTGACAGAAGATTCTCGCGAGGTCTGCTACTGCTGCCACGGGATGGGTCAGCACAATTGCGGGGCGGAATGCCAAGAATGCGACGGCATGGGTTACTACGTGACGCGCGGGGCTACCGTGGTCGGAAACGTGACGCTCGGGAACGAATACATTCGCAAGATCGTCGCGGCCAACGCCTCGATATTCGTGCGAAAGGATGGAAAAGACAACAAGCCTGTACGGTTCGTTGGACCTGACTTTGAGGGGCTGCTGATGCCGAGGACGGCGTGAGTATGGCACTGGCAAATCGGGACCACGACTGGATCGAAACGAGAATTGCGGGGATCGCGTGAGAATACCGATCGATACATCATCATTGGCGAGCTACAGGCAATTCCTGGCGGTCAAGAGGTTGCCCGTCTACCGCATTCGTGGGTGCGAGGCGGAATTCCCAGACGAGTATGCCGGCCTTGTGCGCGGAGCGGCAAGTGCGGCAACCGAGATCGGAACGTATGAGCCATGGCCGGGCCTGTTCGATTACCAACAAGCCATCGCGGCAATGGCGATTCGGAAACGTAAGTTCTGCGTGTTCGCTCGCGTCGGGCTCGGGAAGACATTCATCTACTCGGAGTACGCCCGTCACGTGTCGCAATCGATCTGGCCGAGTCAGTCAGTGCTGATGATTGCCCCACTCATGGTCATTCCGCAGACTATCGAAGAGGTGAACAGGTTCTATGGCGGATCGCTTCCGTTGCGTCATGTGCGGGCAAAAGACTTGGCGGCGTGGACCCAAAACCCGGATGCGCCAATCGGCATCACGAATTGGGAGGCACTGACGGACGACGTGCAAATCGGACGCGTTGGTTGCTTGATACCCGACGAGTCCAGCGTGATGAAGTCGCACTACGGCAAGTGGGGCACGCGGCTGATTGAACTCGGCAGGGGTCTGGAGTGGAAACTGTGCGGCACGGGCACGCCGGCACCGAATGATCGAATCGAATTCGCAAATCATGCGGTGTTTATGGATGCATTCCCGACGGTCAATTCGTTCCTGGCCAAGTTCTTCGTGAATCGCGGCCAGACATCGAACAGGTGGGAAATCAAGGCCCACGCGGTGAAGCCATTCTATCGGGCCTTGTCGCACTGGTGCATATTCCTTCAGAATCCGGGCACGTACGGCTGGAAAGACAACTCGGGGCCATTGCCGCCGATCAATGTACACATTGAGCATGTGCCAATGACGCCGGAGCAGCAATCGCTTGCGTACACAAACACGGGGAGCCTGTTTGTGGATCGCGTCGGCGGAATCACGAACCGGGCAACGCTGGCTCAAATCGCCAAGGGCAACTATCGCGGCAAGCCAGTGCCAACAAACAAGTACGAGTACATCCGCAAGCAGGTCGAGTCTTGGCCGGACGAATCGACAATCATCTGGTGTAAGTACAACGACGAGCAAGAGCGGGTAGAGGGTGTGTTGCCCGGAGCCGTGAGCATTAGCGGCAAAACGCCATACGAAAAGCGAATCGAAATGATTTGCGAATTCAAGAGCGGGGCGAAGCGGGTGATGATTACGAAGCCTGAAATATTGGGCTTCGGTCAGAACTTACAGATATGCACGCGGATGGTTTTCTCGACGTGCCAGGACTCATGGGAAGACTATTGGCAGTGCATCGGGCGAGCGAATAGAGTCGGATCGACAAGGCCGCTAAATGTCCACATCCCCGCCACGGACATCGAACGCCCGATGATCGAAACGGTAATGGAAAAAGCCAAGCGGATCGAAGCCGATACGCGAGAGCAAGAGGAGATGTTCAAAGATGCTGCTGTCATCTGACCAGGAATACTTCGTGCATCACGGCGATTGCATTACGCACATGGCGGACATGCCCGCCGCGTCTGTGGACTTCGCCATATTCAGCCCGCCTTTTCCGACCCTCTACGCTTACACGTCGCTCCCCGAAGACATCGGAAACAGCGATGATCTGGAAGGGGAAACCAAGGTCCACCTGTCATTCATGTATCGACAGCTTGCTCGGATCGTCAAGCCTGGCCGTGTCGCCATGGTGCATGTGTGCCAAATACCGAGCATGAAGCGCAACGGAGGGGACGGGGGGCTGAATGACTTTCGCGGATTGAACATTCGGCTCGGCAAGCGTGCTGGGCTCGTTTATGCGTATGACTGGATGGTCCGCAAGAACCCTCAGGCCCAGGCCATACGAACGCGAAGCCGCGAGCTGCAATTCGCTGGCTTTGAGTCCGACCGTGCCAAATGCAGGGGGGCTTTGTGCGACTACCTGATTAAGTTCATGGCTCCAGGCGAAAACGCCGTACCGGTGAACAATCCGGGCGAGTCGTCGCGCAATGATTGGATCGACTGGGCCGAAGGGGACTGGAGCGACATCAAAGAAACCGACACCCTGAACACCAAGGCAGCCAAGGGCGAGAATGACACGAGGCACATTTGCCCATTGCAGCTATCGGTAATCGAGCGGCTCGTCAAGATCTACACCAATCCCAATGAAATCGTATTCAGCCCGTTTGCGGGCATCGGCTCCGAGGGCTACGAGGCCCTGAAGCTGGGACGCAGATTCTACGGCTGCGAGATCAAAGACGAGTACTACGCCGAATGCCTGAAAAACATGGAGAGGGCACTTCAACTGCGATTCGAGTCGCGGGCCACGCTGTTCGATGCATTGGAGAGTGCGCCTAACAAAGATCCGCTTGATGGATGGGATTGAGGTGCATGATGATTGACACTCACGACATCAGAAGAAGCAGGGGGGCAATCGTGGCGGCAATCGTCGATGCTGGTGGCGAGGTGTCGGAAAACGGCAAATGCAAATGCCCGTTTCACGAAGACAACAACCCATCCGCGTCGATAAAGTACCTGGATGTTGGGCACTGGCACTTCCATTGTTTCCCGTGCGACTGGGGTGGGGATGTTTTCGATATCGTCCGCAGGCATCATAAATGCACGTTTTCCGAGGCCAAACAGGTAGTATCTGGGTTCGGCGAGCAATGCCGTTCGCCAGAGAAAAGGAACGCTCCTCCGATGATTTTCGCGTCGCCAAAAGTGGCCGCAGAGAACTACGCACAGTACCGGCATGGAAAAGTCGCGGCCATATATCGCTGGTCAGACGATTGGTATCGGGCACGCATAGAACTGGAAAGCGATAAGACGTTCCTCGAAATTACCAGACCCGAGGGGGGAGGATGGATTCAAAAAGCCCCCCCTTCGCCGCACTGCCTGTACCGGATCGATGAAGTCCCGCGTCATGAGCCCGTCTCTGTGTGCGAGGGAGAAAAGGCCGTCGATGCGGCATGGAAATTGGGCCTGTTTGCGGTGACGAGCGGATCGGCATCGTCGGCGAAACATGCGGATTGGTCGCCGCTGGCGGGAAGGCTGGTCGACATTTACCCGGACAACGATGAGCCGGGCCGAAAGTATGCCATCGACGTGGCAGGTATTTTGGTTCGACTGACTAATCCGCCACGCATCACAATTCGCACCATTGGAAATCTACCCCCCGGTGGGGATATGCACGATCATTTGGTCAATATCAGGAGAAGACGGCAATGAAATTCGACAACGAAACGATGACGGCGAGACTGGACAAGATACATTTGGGAGACAAGTATGTGTATGCTGTTGGGGACGTACACACCGCGACCGCAGACTGGCAGGATCTGGGTATGGTCGTCACTCCGCGACCGCACAACCTCACTTGGCTGCTGGACGTGGCACCGAAACATCCGGGGCGGGAGTACGTGGGTTCGGATGGGGTGAGGTACCGCTGGTCAAACAATTGTCTGGAAGTCTGGATTGATGGCGAGTGGGGCGAGGCCCGCGTTCTTACGTACATGCTCACCGCCACATTCAAGGAGGTGCCCCCCGCCGAAGGCTCGCCCGAGTGGTTCGCCGCGTTGCCCGAGGGTATGTGCTGCTGGGCCGGGGAATGCCGCGTTGCTTATGCACGACGTGTTGGCCGTGCTGGTTATGACTGGATTTCTGTCATCGACGGAGGTGAGAAGCAGAGAGAGACCGAGACAGGCAGGGGCGGCTGGTCCCTCTGCCTACACAACGGTGAGAGAGCAGAGCCTGTAGTCGGCTCGCAGTTCTGGGCGGACGTGCTGCGGAAACAGGGTGTCGCGGTACACCACAAGAAGATGACCCCCTCGACCAGAATCGTAAACGACGACTACGTACGCGATGGCACGGAGACATCCCAGCTAATTCCTGGTTGGTTTTCAAGTCCATTATTTAACACTGGTTGGTCGCTCTGGAAGAACCCCGCTGCCGACGACGCCCGGAAAGCACTGGCGGAAATCGACGAACATCGCAAGGCGGTCGCCGGGATCGTGGAGCGGCTGAAGGGGTGACGTATGAGCCACGGCCCCAGAATGCGAGTCAAGGGCGTCAGGTTTAGAAAGCCGCGATCCAAGAGGTGGTACAAGACGGCGGCCAACAGGCGAGAGCGACATAATAAAGACGGCCAATACCGGCGGCGAAAAGGTACAGCATAAAAGGAGACGAACATGAGTGACGTGGACCAATGCAAACGTATCGCCGAACTCGAATCCCAACTATCCGACATTCGCGAGCTACTGACCGGATCTGAACAGGAGTCTCCGGTCGCCCTGTGCCGCGAACTGCTGGATCATGACACGGCACTAGTGAGCGAGGTCGAGCGGCTGAAGGCCGAACTGAACGAAACGAACGAGAAACTACAATACAAGGCGCGACTCGCCGAAAAGTGCGCCAAAAAGTACGCGACAATCATCGGTCCAGCAACAGAGGCGGCACGGGCTCACGGATACGCATTGGCCGTACATGGTTCGCTGGATCGCGACTTGGACATGGTGGCGATCCCGTGGACAGACAATGCTACATCAAACCCGTGCGACGTTGCAGAAGCAATTAGGGAGGAGGTTGAGAACGCCAATGGAGGAATCGCGTTTATCAATCCACGCGAAGACGACGAATACCACCGCGTTGGATCGCCGGGTCTGAAGCCGTTTGGGCGTGCGGTATGGGCGTTCCATCTCGGCGGTGGCCCATACCTCGACCTGTCGATCTGGACGCATGGAGAGGCGTACTTGCCTGAGGGCATGATTATTCATTCGGCCTACGAGCAGATGGAGGCCGACAATGCCAGACTAACTGCCGAGCGGGACGCGGCCCTCACTGACTCGGCGGCGATGCGGGAGGCGTGCATTGAGCATGGGTCGCGCACCGATCCAACCGTGGTGATGAGGTGCAGTCTCTGCCATCGGCCCTACCGCACCACAGATCGTCCCGGCGGGATACTGGTCCATGGCGAGGATTGCCCGCTCTCTCGACCCCATCCCGGCGCCGCCCTGCTGGCCCGGCTGAAGCGGTGCGAAGAGGCACTAAGGGCGATCGCCAAGGGCGAGGGCGCATTCTCGCGCGACCCACTGACGCACGCAACGAACACGATCGAGAACCTGAAGGCCATTGCCGCTGACGCACTGGCGGGGAAGGGAGGTGGCGTATGAAGCGAACCCACAAAGAAGTGATGTTCGACGCCGCAGTAAAGATCGCCTCCCTGGAGTCCCGCGTAGGGGGAACGGTTGGTAATTTCGTGGCCCACTATGAAGACGCCATTACGAAAATCACGGCTGAGCGGGACGCGGCCCTCGCCGACAACGCGACGTTCATCGACTGGCTGCGTTCATGGGCCGTCGTGCCCGTCGAACAGGTGGCATCGTACGTTTGTAGCATTTGCGCCGGAGAGGGTAACGAAATAGATGAGGTCGAGCACAGTAGCGATTGTATGCTCAGTCCCGCTCGACCCCATCCCGGCTCTGCCATGCTGACGCAGCTGAAGCGGTACAAAGAGGCACTGAAGCCGTTCGCGAACCTCGTAGGAATGACAACGCTGATGCTACACGATGGAGAAACGGTGTCGGTCAAGATGGGAGACATCCGCCGGGCCGCGAGGGCGCTGGAGGACAACACATGAATCCTTGGTGCTGCTTGGTAGGAATCGCTCTAATGCTGGTGCTGCATACCGTGATTGTCGCCTACGTCTGGTACTGGTACGGCTACGGAAAAGGTTACATATGCCGGAAAGGACGGCGAGAAGCGAGCAAGGATGATGGTGGACCGGCGTTCCCGCAGAGCTATCGCGTTCCTGGGGACTCTCGAATCGTTGAGTGCTCCGGCATGTCCATGCACGGGCTATACGCCGCCTTGGCGATGTACGCACTCATCGGAGACAAGGATTCATCTACCAGAACGGACGCCGACGGGGATGCGTGCTGGTGCTACGACCATGTTGCGGCTCAGGCACTCAGGTTCGCCGACGCTATGATCGAGGAGAAGAGGAGGAGGGAGTGACGCCAATGGGAGCCTGCATATCAATACGTTGCCAGAAGTGCGGTGTTGTCGGTGATGTCGGACCATCGTGCCTTGGGTGCCACGAGAATTACCGAATCGAGATGCACGAGCGATGCTCTCGGATGGGCACTGCGACCGATTGGGAGGAACCTGCCGATCCTGCAGATGACGACCGTTGCTACAACATTCGTGCGAACCCGAATCGCGGCTATGACTACCTGACTCCGAGGCAAAAAGCAAAACTGGGGATGACGCAATGAGCAAGATGAAACGCATCCTTAACGAACGCCCCCTGTACTGCCTCGTGGACGGCACGGGTGAGGCGTGGTGGCAGACCATCCGCATTAGTCGCAGTAAGTGTTGGGAATGCTCCACACAGGGCAGCCCCAGCTACCGCAAAACCCTGTACCGGAAGGGCTACCGTGTGATGAAGGTCAATATTGTGGCAGAAAAGGGAGGATCGCAATGGGCAAGACACACACGTCACTTGGCACGATGTGGTTGGCTGTGGACCCGAAAGGCAGAGGAATGACGCAATTTATGGATTCCTATTACCGCGACTGCTGGTGGAAGATAGAGAGGTTCATTGGGCTTCGCAAAGGCCAACTTGTGCGGATTGGCTACCGAGTCGTGAAGGTGGAACTGAGGGAAATCCCGTGACCTACAACGAGATTGACGCCGGGTGTTGTGCGTGGCTTCGCGAGTTGGCCAAGGAAGGCTGGATACCAGATGGACAGATCGACAATCGAGACATCCGAGACGTGCGGCCAGAGGACTGTGAGGCCACGTCACATTTCTTCGCCGGCATCGGCGGCTGGCCCTACGCATTGCGACTCGCCGGATGGCCAGATGATCGGCCTGTTTGGACGGGCAGTTGCCCCTGTCAGCCGTTCTCGTGCGCGGGCAAGCGGAAGGGATCGGCCGACAAGCGGCACCTGTGGCCAGAGTTCTACAGGCTCATCCGTGAGTGCCACCCTCCAGTCGTCTTTGGAGAACAGGTTGCGAGCGCGGATGGCCGCTCATGGCTCGCCGGAGTACGTGCTGACTTGGAAGCACTGGGATATGCCGTCGGGGCCGCCGATCTGTGCGCTGCGGGCGTCGGCGCGCCGCACATCAGGCAACGCCTGTACTGGATGGCCCACGCCGGACCAGCATTCAGGGAGTGGCGGCCGAACGAGCTCAGATCCGCTATCGCGGGTCAGGCCAAGCGGGACGAAGAAGCAACTGACGATAAACGAGGCTGCACAGTTGGCGGGCTGGGCGACGCCGGCGGCACGGGACTGGAGGGATGGCCAAGCCAGCGAAGAGACTATGAATCGGAACTCCAGACCACTCAACGAACAGGCCGTCATGCTTTCTGATCCGACTACGACCTCATCCCCTGTCGCGACGGAAAAACGCGGCGTGTTGAATCCGGCTCTCCCCCGCTGGCTGATGGGTTTCCCGGCCGCGTGGGACTCCTGCGGGGTTACGGCAATGCAATCGTTCCGCAAGTCGCGGCGGCGTTCGTCGAAGCGGTGATGGATATTCTGGAGGTTCGGATATGGCACCATTCTGTCTCTACATCCTCGCCAACCTGATCGGCTGGGTAATCATGCTGGGAATCGCGTGGCTGTTCCGCGACACCCGGAGAGAGTGCGGATACTGCGGGGTGAAGTTTGGTCCCGAAGAGATACGCGGACACACCATGGAATGCTCGTGCAACCCGCTCGTGCGAGAGAATAGGGAATTGCGGGGAAATCTGGAGTGAATGTCTTTGGTGCAATTTCCGATTGGAGTAATCATGAACACCTGCAAAACGTGTAAATTCTTCAACACCCGTACATGGGTTTACAAGTTTAGAAAGATGCACGGGTCGTTTTCAAAGTCGATCCGGGAAACCACAAACACGTGTGAAGGTACAACCGCCGTAACCAGTCCATACCCAGACTTTGGCTGTGTCAGGTGGAAGAGGAGGATTCGGAGGACCAGCAAATGAGACACGACTACGTCAGAGGCGGAAGCCCGCGAACCAAACGATACTCCATGCCGCCAATGAAGTGCCCAGTGTGCGGAATCGAATTCGTTCCGAGGGATCGCATTCAAAAAGCGTGTTCGTTCCGATGCGGAAGAAAACTGGCGTCGATCAATCGAAAAAAGAAAGGGCCGTTCAATCCGTACGAGCAGAATGTCAGCACGATGACCATAAAACTGCTCGCATTACCAGAGGAAAAGCGCCGCAAGGCAATCCTCAAAATACTGGGAGCCAAAACATGATTAATGAACGATACATGCCACAGGCAGACAATGAAACGCGGGCATTTGTCACGCTCGTGATGCTGGTTGCGGCAAATGCATTTGGGGCGTTCCTCGGGGACATGGTCGGGCAACGCAAAACCACAGAAACGTGTTGGGCGAGGCGTGCCGCATTTATAGTGATGAGAAAATTTTTGTTCCAGCACAGACGAGGGCTGAAGATCGAGTTTCGGGTATCGTTTGGTGGCCGACGAGACTTCGAGTCTCCCATATCCTCGCCAAATATCGGTTATCTGTTCAATGTCGACCATTCGTCGTTCATGCATCCACAGAAATGCGGTGTCCAGGAAGAACAGATAAACTCAATCTGCGACAGCGTGATTGCGTTGTGGCCAGCCGTAAAAACGATGGGGCTACTTCCAGCGATCATGATGAATAAGTGCCACGCCATGAGTACGGCGACCATGTTCAATAACTCAGAAACCCAAAGCGAAAAACAGGAGAACGCAGATGCCAGCATTTAACAGAGTCATCATCGCGGGCCACATGACCAGAGACCCCGAATTGGCATTCTTGCCGTCAGGAACGTCGGTCTGCAAATTCGGACTGGCTATCAATCGCAAGTGGCGAGACAAAGACGGAAACCAGAAAGAGGAAGTCTGCTTTGTAGACGTGAGCGCATTCGGCAAAACCGGGGAAACGATCAATAAATACTTCCAAAAGGGCAAGGCGATATTGGTCGAGGGTCGCCTGCACTATCAGGAGTGGACTAGCAAGGAGGGGCAGCGACGCAGCAAGCTCGAAGTGGTCGCCGACGGGTTTTCTTTCATTGAATCAGGGGGCTCGTCGCAAGACAGTAAGCCGCAGGGCCGTAGTGTGGGCACTGGCAATGCTGCTCCCCAAGCCCAAGATTGCCCGCCGCCCGCTGATTCAGACGTTCCGTTTTAACGAGGCGAGAAATGGAAACATCCGAAAAGCAACTGCTTCAAAAGATCTACGCCGCACGGCACAACGACGGAAGCCGGCTGCCTGTGCGACGACGCAGGGAGGGCAAGCCAGCCGGAAGAAACGAGCGGTTGGCCAAGTTGTGCGACTTGGAGTTGCTCAATGGGGTACTGGGTGTGCTGTTTGAACTCAAGATGAGACATCCGGACTCGTCTGTTTTGTGCGAACGCGGAGAGGCCGCCATTGCCCTTGTCGTCAACAGGATCGACAACGATCAGGACGCCCATGTGCGTCACGATGAATGCTCGGACGAAGAGGGATTAAGCGAAACTGAGCACGTCGAGCGAAACATACTCAGAGAGGTGAGAGAGAAATGAAAACAGCAAACTTGGCTCTCGATGGCGTCGATTGATCGAATCTGCTTTTGTGCGTCTTGTCCGGAGGCAACACGGTGCCATATGAGAGCAACTTTGACGAGCATGAAGAAACGCTGCCGATCGTACCGGATGGGGAAAAACCCCGCAGGCAACTTCGTCGCCCAGGCGATAGGCGTCCGCAGATTATGCTTGGGGCCGACGAATACCGAGTAGTGCGTCAAGCCGTTGCGGTATTGCGGGCAGACCACGGCATCTACCAACGCGGCGGCTGGCTGGTGCGCGTGAATTCTGACGCCACGGCGGATGTGGTCAACCGTCCGCATGGCGTGCCGACTATAGGCCGTTTGCCCAAGCCGTCACTGCGGGAACGAATCACTGAGCGGATACTGCTGACCACAATCAATGTGAGAGAGGAGACGATACCGGCGCACCCGCCGACATGGCTGGTCGACGCAATCGACGCTCGCGGCGAGTGGGACGGCATCAGGCCGCTTGTCGGCGTGAGCGAATCGCCAATCCTCAGACCGGATGGATCGGTCTGCGACACGGCTGGATATGATCCGTCAACGGGCGTGCTGTATGCGCCTCGGGAAAAATTCCCGCCAGTGCCACCAAAACTTGAGCGCGAGGACGCTTGGCGGGCGAGCGAATCGCTCTTCGAGGTCGTGGTCGACTTTCGATTTGAGTCGGATGACCACAAGGCTGCGTGGCTTGCCGCACTGCTCACGCCGATCGCACGCTACGCATTTGAAGGCAATTCTCCATTTTTCTTGGTCGATGCGAACGTGAGAGGCGCCGGCAAGGGCCTGTTGGTCCAATCAATTGGGCAAATCGTCCTGGGTAAATCAATGCCGGTGTCCGCGTACAGTGATGATGACGACGAGATGCGGAAGCGCATCACGTCCATCGCAATGGCGGGCGACCGAGTCGTATTGCTGGACAATATCGTAGGAAATTTCGGCAATTCGTCGATGGATCGGGCAATGACAGGCGATATGTGGAAAGACCGCGTCCTGGGCGAAAATCGCGATTACGAAGGACCACTTCTGGCGACATGGTATGGCACCGGGAACAACGTGCAACTGGGCGGGGACATGCCGCGAAGGACGATCCACATTCGCCTCGATGTGCTGGACGAACGGCCAGAGCTACGCACTGGATTCCGGCACGCGGACCTGTTGCGGTGGATTCGTAGCCAGCGGCCCAGGCTATTGGTGGATGCACTGACCATCCTCGCGGCCTATATGCGGTCGGGCTCGCCGGCCAGCCTGCCGGGCAGCGGATCTTTCGAGGGCTGGTCGAACCTCGTGCGACAGGCAATCGTTTGGATCGGGTTGCCAGATCCGTGCGCAACCCAGGCAGAATTGATTGAGGGATCAGACATGACAGCGGAAGCGTTGGCGGGACTCATCGCGGCATGGCAGGAATACGACGTATATAACCGTGGCATCGTCGTCTCCGAACTGATGCGCGAGTTATACGGAAGCGGATTCACGTTGACCCCTGAGGCGTTCGCGATGAAAAACGCCATCGAGGCATTCGTCGGTGTGCCGAGCGGAAGGGCGCCCACTGCCCGACAGGTGTCTGGACACCTTAAATCCGCCAAGCGCAAAGTGAGCGGAGGATTATTCCTGGACTGCCCAAATAGAAATAAACTCGGCATGAAATGGCACGTTTATTCAACGGAAATTGAACCGACATGCGAAGTTGCGCCGGTTGGCGATGTAGCGGATCTTGCTACACCCCTTGATACACCCACTGCTACACCCACTCAAAACATTACCGGTGAACGAGTTATGTCACTTGGTGTATCTAGTGTATCAGATTCCCAGTCTCTACACGAAGAAGATTTGAGAGTAAAACGAATGTCTGGAGGGCTGGAAAACACTACACCAGATACACTTCTACACCCGGCAGACGAAGAACTGGAATGGTAAATGGCAATTAAATAGCCATCAAATAACCATCAAACAGAAAGCAGGGAATTAAATGGGAAAATGCAAAACGTGCGAATGGTGGAAAGAGGTGGATAAAAGTCACGAGTCCTACCCGTACTACATGCCCGACGGGCATAGGGAATGCGTTAGTCCAAAAAACAGAGTACTGCATGACAAAAAAGGCGATGTTCAACCGGACGAAGTGTTTCTTGATCCTGATGATCCATACTGCTTCCCGTCCATGTGCCCCGGTCCCGAGTTCGGCTGTGTGCATCATAAGGAAAAGCTCCCATGAAAATAAAACGACTGCAGGTTGTGAGATGCCAGACGTGGAGACACCGAGTATCGCGAGTAGCGACCAATCTCGCCATGATGATTGAGGCACTGGCAGCCATAATCAGCATTGGATCTCTGAGGGTGGATATATCGCTCGACGTACATATCGCATTGTCTGACTGGGCAAATAAGAGGAGGCAGGGAAATGCTCCCAGCAATTGAAACGGTCGAGGTAGATCTCGAGTTTCCCGTGTCGGCCGATGACACAATGAACGCAATGCGGCATTTCCGACGAGAACTACAAAAACAGAGACGCAAATTCAGATCGACACTGCCGATGGCAGCGGTGGCTAGCCGATCCGTGCAGCGAAGACGCACGTTGCACACAGCTCGTATGGGGCACGGCGTACGCAGAGTGTGACCAGCATCGCTCATGAGCAATGGCGATGACTCGTGAAATCAAAGGACTTATGAATGGCGCACGAGTCGCAAAAGCCGCGTTTTTGAGCCAAAAACAAGGGTGACGTACCTCTAAAATGCACGGAAGTCTAGTAAATCCATGCGGTTACGGGGTGCCTAGGTACTCCCAGAACGGGGGTCGGGGCGGCGACGCCGCACGTAT